AATAGGAGTCACTCGCATTATGCAAGCAATCCCTGATTAGGGATTCTTTGTGAGGTGGCGAAACGGTAAACGCTCTAGTCTGTTTAACTAGTGTCTCTGGCGGGACTTGTAGGTTCGACTCCTACCCTCACAGTTTAAAAGAATATTTATACATGATGCCAAATCTTGAATAGTATGTTATAATATACAAGTCACAAGGCTTCGCTACCTTTGACTGCTGCAATCCCCTTTGGTAGTTTCAGGATTGGAGGCGATAGGAAACTACCTTTCAATTATTTTTTATAATGTTGTGCCAAAGATAACAGTAGTTGGTGGTGGTAATGCTGGATGTTTTACTGCATTATATTGTGCATGGAAAGGTAAGCAAACTAATTCAGAAGTAGAGTTAATATATAATCCAGAAATACCACCAGAAAAAGTAGGTCAAGCAACTGTATTAGAACCACCTGGTTTGTTGTGGGCTACTACTGGATTTAATTGGTATAATAATAAAATAAATGCCACAATGAAGAGTGGTATTTTATATGAAGGTTGGGGTAAAAAGAATGATAAATTTTTTGCACCTTTTCCATCAGATAGCATGGCAATGCATTATTGCCCTTGGGAGATGCAAAAAAGTATTATGAATTCTGGTCATTTTAAAGTGACAGAAGGTGAAGTAGATCCTGAAGATGTAGATTCTGATTTTGTATTTGATTGTAGAGGTAAACCAGATAATTTCTTAGAATATGAAGAATTAAAGAATCCAACTAATGCATGTATTCTTGGAAAACCAAATTGGAATACTGCAAAGAATCCTTGGAGTAGGCATGTTGCAACTCCTGATGGATGGACATTTGTAATACCGACACGTAAGAAATCTCCATCACATCAGTATTCAGTTGGGTATTGTTATAATACAGAGATAACAAAAAAGGAAGTAGCAGAATATAATTTCTTAGAAATGTTTAATGTTGAAGTGACAAGTCATGTTGAATATAAGAATTATGTTGCAACAAATCCAATTAAGGATGGTAGGATATTTTTAAATGGTAATAGATTATTTTTCTTAGAACCATTAGAATCATCTTCTACTCAGGCATATATTGAAATGGCTAGAGGAGTTTTTGATTATTATTTGCAAGAAAAATGCACTGCAGAATATGTTGCACAAGATATTAAAAAATATATAAATGAACTTAAAAACTTTGTTTTATGGCATTATCAATTTGGATCAAAGTATGACACACCTTTCTGGGATTATGCAAATACATTCCGTTTTGATGATCCAACCTTTGATAAGTTTTTAGGATATAGTAGAATATCAGATTGTATTCCTACGTCAAAATATGGTGGTGGAACCCAAGATAAGTTTTATGGTCAGTGGCCACCATACTATTTCAAAGTATGGGATGAAGGGATGAGAACCAAACTAAATACATAAAGGAGACCTGCGTTTTACTATCATGTTGTGTAAAGCCCGAAAGACCATTAAAGAATATCGTGAATGGCAATTGAAGATGTATTCTCGTTGGGAAGATACATTAGAGATTAGACTTGCAGGAATTAAAGCTGCTAAAGCAAAACTTGAAGAACAAATGTCTAGAGAAGAATAATGGCAACTAGAAAGTCGCAAATTGAAAATAGGAATTTTTTATCTCCGATAGGTTTTAAATTTAACCTACAGAGATCACCTGGTGTTGCATATTTTTGTAATCAGGCAAATGTTCCTGATTTAAATCTTGGAGTTGCTGTGCAACCAAACTACTTAAGGGATATTCCAACTCCTGGTGATAAGGTTGATTTTGGTGATTTAAATTTAAGATTTTTGGTAGATGAAGATCTTACCAATTATATGGAAATTCAAAAGTGGATAAGAGGATTAGGATATCCAGAAAGCACAGAACAATTTGATAAATTTGAAAAATCTGGTAATGCTTCTTTACCAAAAACATTTAAAAATACTGGAGATCAAATATATTCTGACGGAACCTTGCAGATATTAAGTAGTAATATGGTTGCAAAGTTTAATGTTAAATTTAGTGAATTATGGCCATACTCATTGACAACTATGGTTTTTGATGCTACAGATACAGATATAGAATACTTTACAGCAGACGTATCTTTCAAGTATACTATGTACAATATAACTGACGTTCAGAACAATCCTTTATGAGTGTAAATCTTGAAGCAATTCAAGAGATGTGGGAGAAAGATGCAAAGATAGATCGAGATAATCTACATGAAGAATCATTAAATATCCCCTCTCTACATGCAAAATACTTTGAATTATATAATACTATCTTTCTATTAAGAAAGAAAGCAGAACAACAAAGAAAGAACATCCGTCATGAACGGTATGAGTATTTTAGTGGGAAGGCAGATCCAGATGTTTATATTGAGAATCCATTTCCAAAGAAGATAAGAGATAAAGATACAATGCAAAAGTATCTCGATGCAGATGAGAAACTTTCAACATCATCTCTTAAGATAGAATACTATGATACAATGCTTACATATATTGAAAGCATTCTTAAAGTGATACAGAACAGAACATATCAGATTAAAAATGCTATTGAGTTTATGAGATTTCAGTCTGGATTGGGGTAACTAAATACCTATAGATTCATGGGCTTATGTGATTGACACTTCAGCTAATGTTGTTATAGGTAAAATGAATGAAGTGTTCTTGCAAATTAATGCAGAACCTCATATTCAGTATGAACTACGTGACCACTTCACTTTTCAGGTGGAGGGTGCAAAGTTTATGCCTCAATATAGAAAGAGGAACTGGAATGGTGAGATACATTTATTTGACCTAAGATCAAAAAGAATTTATATAGGGTTGTTAGATAAAATAGTTTCCTTTTGTGAAAGAAGAGATTATAGTTATAAGTTTGTTGATAATGAATACTATGGTGCTCCCTTTGAAGTTAATGAAGGGATATCATATGAAGGTGTTAAGGATTATATGAATTCCATATGCTCTCACTCTCCAAGGAAGTATCAAATAGAGGGAGTATATGATGCTCTAAAACATAACAGAAAGCTGTTGATATCACCAACTGCTTCAGGCAAATCTTTGATGATTTATTCTCTTGTAAGATATTACGTTGATAAACATCAAAAAATTCTCTTAGTTGTTCCAACGACATCCCTCGTAGAACAGATGTATAAGGATTTTGAAGACTATGGTTGGAATGCTGAGTCATATTGCCACCGAATATATGCGGGTAGAGAAAAAACAAATGAGTTCCCTGTTACTATTACTACATGGCAGTCTGTTCATAAACTAGACCGTAAATTCTTTGTAGATTATGATGTAGTAATAGGTGATGAGGCTCACTTATTTAAGAGTAAGTCATTAGTATCTATAATGACAAAGTTAGAACATGCTAAGTATCGTTACGGATTTACAGGAACACTTGACGGAACCCAAACACATAAGTGGGTATTGGAAGGATTATTTGGCCCTGCATATAAAGTAACTAAGACTGAAGAATTAATGAGACAAGGGCATCTATCAAAGTTAGATATTCAATGTCTAGTATTAAAGCACCCTCCTCAGAAATTTGACACGTATGAAGATGAAATACAGTATCTTATTACACATGAACAAAGGAATAAATTTATAACAAATTTGACATTAGATTTAAATGGTAATAGTCTTGTATTGTATAGTAGAGTGGAAACCCACGGTGCGATACTATATGATTTAATAAATACTAATAAACGAGGTGATAGGAAGGTCTTCTTCATTCACGGTGGAGTAGATACTGAAGAAAGAGAATTAGTTCGGGAAATTACGGAGCAAGAGAAAAATGCAATCATCGTCGCTTCCTATGGTACTTTCAGTACAGGGATTAATATTAAGAACCTCCATAATATTATATTCGCCTCTCCTTCAAAGTCAAGGATTCGAAATCTCCAGTCAATTGGTCGAGTTCTCAGAAAAGGATCAAACAAGGTTAAAGCCATTCTATATGATATTGCCGACGATTGTTCTCAAAAATCTAGAAAGAACTACACCTTAAATCACCTCATAGAAAGAATTAAAATCTACAACGAAGAAAATTTTAATTATGAGATAATTACAATTCAATTAAAAAAATAATTATGGAAGACGATTTTTACGCAACAATTAAATTTAAAAATGGTGAAGAGATCTTTGCCAAGGTCGCAGCATCAGAAGAAGAAGATCGCACAATGCTGGTAATATCTCATCCTATAACCACAGTTGAAATAAAACAAAGAGGTCAGATGGTTGGGTATAAAGTAGAACCTTGGTTAAAGACAACTAAAGATGATATGTTTATTATTAATATGGATAATGTTCTTACAATGTCTGAATCATCTGATGTTCATATGATTAATATGTTTCAACAATTCGTTCAAGATTCATCAAGAGATAAAAGAGGTCAACCCAAACTAAGTAGAAAGATGGGTTATATTTCATCTGTTAATGATGCTAAAGATATTTTAGAAAAATTATATAGATCTAGCCCAAAAAAAGAAAGTAGCTAAGTCTTTCTCATCAACCCTGACAGAGTTATTCTAATGGTGAAATGATAACTTGTCAAGTAATTTCATAAGTGTTATAATATCTACATAGTAGTGATAATGACTTATGGCAATAATTAGACCTATGGCTAAACGAAAGAGGTCGGAACACTATGTGAATAACAAGGAGTTCCTTGCAGCATTGATTAGATATCGTGAAGATATTGAAATTGCTAAATTGCAAGATAAACCTAAACCTGTTATCCCTCGTTACATAGGTGATTGTTTTCTAAAGATTGCTAATCATTTATCATTTAAGCCAAACTTTGTAAATTACATGTTTAAGGAGGACATGATCTCTGATGGAATCGAAAATTGCGTTCAATACATACATAACTTTGATCCTGAGAAATCCAAAAATCCTTTTGCTTACTTTACGCAAATTATACATTACGCATTTCTCCGCAGAATACAAAGAGAAAAACGTCAGTTAGAAATTAAGAATAAGATACTTGAAAGATCTGGTTTTGATGAAGTCTTTCATGGTGATGCAGTTGACGGGGGAGATACTTCAGACTATAATCAAATCAAAGATGCTGTACACTCTAAATTGAGATATTAATGGCTTTTGATGATGATGTAAAGATCACTATTAACCTTAACAAGTTGGTTGATGTGAGAGCAAGAATCTTGACTCAATATGAAGATTACTCAAATGCAGTAGCAACTGGTGAGTATCTTGATGAGAATGATGTTGATCGTATTGCAGTTAAGTTAAGAGAAACACTTACTTGGGATACATTATACAGCATGGTAGATAGTGCTATATTTGATTATATGGGTTTAAAAGATCCTAATAAACCTAACTATGGTGAGATTCAACCTGAACCTGGTCGTGAAGCATATTTGAATGAGATTGAAAAGAATAAGAAACAATTTGAGATGGTTGATTTAGTATCACCTGCGTGGACTATCCAAGTACCAAGGAGGAAGAAATGAGATTAACTCAAGAAGTAATTGACAAAATCCAGATAGCAATGACTCACAAGAAAATGAATGGTGAGACTAATTGGAAGGATGGTGATGAGATAGATGTGTGTCTTGGTGGAACATTTGCTGGTGACAAATTTATTAGTATTATTAATAGAACACGTAGTAACACCACTAAAAAATGAAAGTCGCAATAATAACCGACCAACATTTTGGTGCGAGGAAAAACTCAAAGCATTTTCATGATTACTTCCTAAAGTTTTATAATGATATTTTCTTTCCTACTATAGAGAAGGAAGGTATTACAACAATTATTGATATGGGAGACACCTTTGATAGTAGAAAGGGTGTTGATTTTTCTTGTTTAGGATGGGCAAAGACTAATTACTATGATAGGTTGAGAGATATGGGTTGTAATATTCATAGTATTGTGGGTAATCATACTGCTTATTATAAGAATACAAATGATGTAAATGCTATTGATTTATTACTTGCTGAATATAATAATATAAAGACTTATTCTGAAGCAACAGAAATTAAAATAGATGGTTTAAAGATTCTTCTTTTACCTTGGATTAATAATGAGAATGAAAATCATACATTAAAGATGATTAAGAAATCAAAGGCTCCTATGGTTATGGGTCATCTTGAATGTAAAGGATTTAGAATTCATCGTGGTTATGTGATGGAACAAGGAATAGACGTTGATCTTTTTGATAAGTTTGAAAAAGTTTATTCTGGTCATTACCATACAAGATCTGATAATGGTAAGGTATTTTATTTGGGTAATCCTTATGAAATGTTCTGGAATGATATTGAGGATACAAGAGGTTTTCATATTTTTGATACAGAAACCCTAGAGCACACTCCTGTAAATAACCCTTATAGGATGTTCTATACAATCTATTATAACGATCACAATCATCAAACATTTGATACTCGTGAATTGGAAGATAAAATTGTAAAGGTTATTGTTCGTAAGAAGAGTAGCCCTAAGAAATTTGAAAAATTCATCGATAAGTTGTATAATAGTAATGTGCATGAACTTAAGGTAGTTGAGAATTTCCAACTACAAGAGAGTGAGGATTTTGAGGCATTTGAGTCTGAAGATACTCTCTCAATATTAAATAGATATGTTGAAGAATCTGAGATCAATCTTGATAAGTCAAGAGTTCAAGAGATGCTTCAATCTGTTTATCAAGAGGCATGTGAGTTAGTTTAATGTATATTCTAACAGTTCATGGTAAAGAAAATGAGGGTGCATACTCTGTTGAGGATGATAATGGAAATCACATTCTATATCTTTTTCAAGAAGAAGATGATGCCACTCGTTATGCCATGCAGTTAGAAGATAATAACTATCCAGAAATGCACGTTATTGAAGTTGAACCTGATATGATGATAGGAGTGTGTGAGCAACACGGTTATGAATATACCGTTATCACTCCCAATGATATTGTAATTCCTCCCAACACTAAGCATGATTTTATTTGAAAATATCAAATGGAAGAATTTTCTTTCTACTGGTAATCAATATTCAGAAATTAATTTACAAGGTAGCCAAACTACTTTAATTGTTGGTGCAAATGGTAGTGGTAAGAGCACTGTATTAGATGCACTTACTTTTAGTTTATTTGGTAAACCATTTCGTAAAATTAATAAGGGTCAATTAGTCAATTCAACTAATGAGAAAGATTGTAGTGTTGAAGTAGATTTTTCTATTGGAACAATTAAGTGGAAAGTAATAAGAGGGATAAAACCAAATACGTTTGAGATTTATAGAGATGATAAATTATTAGATCAATCCCACAATGCTAATGATCAGCAGAAGTGGTTGGAGCAGAATGTATTGAAGATGAACTATAAATCTTTCACTCAGATTGTAGTTCTTGGTAGTAGTACCTTTGTTCCTTTCATGCAATTGAGTGCTACTAATCGTAGAGAGGTTATTGAGGATTTACTTGATATTAAAATATTCTCTTCAATGAATAATATTATTAGGGATAAGATACGTGTAGTTAAAGAAGATGTTAAAACTTTAGAATTAAAGAAAGAATCTCTTAATGATAAAGTAGATATGCAAGAGAAATTTATGGAAGAGATTGAATCTCGTGGTAAGGAAAATATAAAAGATAAAGAAGGTAAGATTAAATGTCTTAATGTAGAAATTGATACTAAGATTGAACATAATCAGATCATACAATCTAATGTAGATGATCTTACAAAAGAGCAAAAAGAGGTAACTGGTGCAGGAGAAAAGTTAGTAGAACTTAACAATTATAGAGGAAAGATATCACAAAAGGTAGCGTCTATTACTAAAGAACATAAGTTCTTCACACAAAATACAGTTTGCCCTACCTGCACACAACCTATAGATGAGAACTTTAGAATAAATAAAATCGACGACGCTCAAACTAGATCAACCGAGTTGCAATCTGGGTTCAAGAAACTTGAAGATGCAATTAAAACAGAACAAGAGCGAGAGCGTCACTTTATCCAATTATCAGAGGAGATTACTAAACTCACGCATGGCATTTCTAAAAACAATACAACTGTATCTGCTTGCCAGAGACAGGTCAGAGAACTGGAATCTGAAATTCAAACACTTACCAGTCAACTTGAAAACAGAAATACTGAGCATGACAAGTTAGAAACATTCAAGGAGAATCTCCAGGAGACGTATGACTCATTAGTTAGTCGTAAAGACACAATCAAATATTACAACTTCACATACGGTCTATTGAAAGATGGTGGAGTTAAGACTAAAATCATCAAGAAGTATCTACCGTTGATAAATCAACAAGTAAACCGTTATCTACAGATGATGGATT